ATGGTTTGGAAAAGAGCTAGATTCCGATGCGATAGCTTCGATGTTCAGCGAATCCATTGCTCGCGACGAACTGAAGGCGAAGATCATAGACACGGATGTGTTCGACGTACAAAAAAACGTTCGTGATATGTCCTACGTACACGAGAAGTGTCCGTGTGTGGTTGTTTTACAACTCTTGGGAGTATACTTTGCGAAGAGGCGGTTCGGAGCATCGTGGAACGTCAAGCAAATACTCGCGTCCCCTTATAAAAAAATCACCGAGTATGCTTTCGATGACGACGAAATCGTCCCGGTGTTATAATGATATTAATGATATAAAAGTATCGGGAATCGATAACTGTATGTGGTACGTGAAGTACCATCCAAAAACGATCGATGACATCATTAGTAAAAAGAACAAGGAATTCATGACACACATGCTGGATTGGATGGAACACGTGGATTGTTCAGAAGAAATAATAAAAACCCGCGGAAGACCAAAGAAAAACGACGCCGTGTGCCAGTACAAAAAGCCCGGAATCATCATCATCGGCGACACCGGGGTTGGGAAGACGGCGATGATGGATATATTTGCGAATTCTTGCAATGCCGATACTGTCCTCTTCGAGTGTCAGAAGATGTCGAAAAAGAATTACGAGACGTTCTTTAAACAAGCTGTATCGTACAAAAATGTTACAGATTTAAACAGAAAGAAATTCATCCGTTTCGACGACATGGAAAGCTTGACGGAATGTGACAATGTTCAAATTAGTGATATCTTCAGATGTATCAGAAATACAAAAATACCTTTCATAGGTACGATTAATAGTAAGCATTTGAATAAAATCTCGGAATTCAAACGGTGTGTGAACATTATTCATATAACACCACCGACGTCCGATGAAATGGGACAATTCATAAAACGTGTCTACGAGTCGGAAGGGCGAACGTCTGTACCAGAACCCTTCGTGGGACCAGATATCAGACTCTATCTCACGACGAGTGAATATGGATGGAGTGATTACCCGGATATCTTCATGAACGATGGAAATAAAGCCATTACACGTCTCAAGGATGGCGACTGCGTTGGATACAGCGTGAATAACATAAACATCATCTTACACGAAAATTATCCATACATGGATAGATCATGTAAAAGCATTCATCATCTCGCCACGAGCGACACATTTGCCGATGATGCGTTAGAATCTCCTCTCGTAGAGTACATAGATGTGTACGGGAACAGAGGCGCCCTGAAACACTGTGACATTACCACGTTACGCCCTGCGAGTATATGGACGAAAACATCAAACATGCATTACAAGAAAAAACTGTTGAAAGAAAAGATTAAAAACGAGAACTTAGATAATACACATGACGCGTTGACCACGTACAACGTCTTACGATTACAAAATATGTGTATATAGTAAAACAATGTACATGTATATACTTGGCATACTTCTGAGTATTTTGTACGTATTGGCAAAGTATACATACGATGGAGAACAGCTCATTTCATCTCAAGATGCGAAAAACGGTATCGATCAAGGTCGCATTCAACATGTCATAGACGTGAGAACACCTGCTGAATATCAACTTGGTCATTTCAAAGGAAGTAAACATATACCCGTTCATCTCATGAGTAAAAAAGCCCTGGAAACGAATGGCATAAAGAAGAATGATACAATACTCGTGTATTGTAACACCGGGCAACGTGCGAGATTTGCGGCGGAAAAGATGAGGCGTTTGGGGTACAATAACGTTCAGTACATCGCCGGGTCATACACCAGTTTACAGTAACTCTTCTGGCTCTTTTCCAAAAAGCCTGACAAAAGCCTTGCGAACGTGCGGATCACTTATCTTGGTTTGGTCGTTCGCGATGATATATTTTATGTTTGCCCGGCTGTACTTTTTAGTACGTGCCTGCTTATCCGTTGGCTTTCTCGCTCTTATGTCATCGAATACATTTTCCATCGTTTGTTCCTTCTCTGGCTCCTGTAATTCATTGAACAACGGATGGTTCACGTATGCTAACGCTTGCAAAAGGCTATCGGACAAATCATCCTTTTTCTTTGACTTATCAAATACCTTCATCATCCCGCTGTTTGTGTCATTCGTTTGCTCCAAAAATGTACGAGTTCTTCTCACCCCCAACTTTTTTCTCTCTGAATAATTCGACAACCCCCTGTGTGTATTTTTACCCAACTTATACTTTGGACTATACGCTTGCACGTGATTCACATCACCTTGCTGAACCCCTTTTATGTAAAAGTAGGCACATATCATGCCTTCTATATATCTCATCTTTGGATTCCTTGCTGGTTGTTTCTCTATGATAACTTTGGTTGCACCGTCAAATTCACTCTTGTTATCATCGAGAGTCGTCACGAGAGCCTTTGTCATCGCTTCTGTCGAAGAATTCATTTTGACACCAAGGTCAAGAACCCCCCAACTTTTTATCGTATTACCCTGGATGTGACAGTATGCGAGATTTCTAATACCTACATCAAAACTTAGAATGGATTCAGAAGCCATGGAGGTAATTGTTCTTTAGTATATAAAATTTTCGGAAGTTGAACTCGCCCATTCGTGTTTTTCTAATAATTGCTTCGAATACACTTTTTGAACTGGTATATTGTGCTTTTTGCACCACCCGAAAGTTATTCTAGGATCTATGTAATTCGTTTTACTTGTAGCACAACTGAGTGTGTTTCCACTCATATGACATAGTTTTTTTGCTACTGCTTTGTTGGCTTCTTTAAATTCTTCGACGCTGTTCGCACTACTCAATCTACGCGACATTATCCCGGATGCGTGACACGTTCTGAAACATTTCGCAGATACCCCAGGAACTATTGATTGTAGATATTGATTCACCTGACAAGGATTAACTTTAAAAATCGCATCATCTTTCTTTTTATTTCTCAAGAACTTTTTCATATTTGCATAAACATCTACATTCTTCATGCAAGTATCCCACATGATGCTATCTTTACCAGGGAATCTAAAACGTATAGTATGATTAGGCAACAAGGTGACGTGACTGACGCGCAAAGAACAACATCCAACCGTGTCGGCTTCCTCGCTTGTGTCCTTTTCAGTGCCCGCTCTCATACATGTCGCGTCAATGATTGATACGCAGGTCGCACACTCATCACCATTTTTCAAATCTTGATTGACTTTTTTCCTCATGTTTTTCAATTTACGATATAACTTTCTGGCTGTTTCGTACTTATCCAATTCATCTCGAATCCCCTTAATCATCACGTATTTTGGTTCATTTGTCAATGGATCTGTGTATTTTGCTACCCATGGAACATTATTTGACATATTTAGAGATACGTTCTGTAAAGTGATAGGTCGTTTTATCGTGCCTCTCTTGGGATGTTCCCCTCTCCCGATGAAAATAGTTGGAGGTTCTATGTATGGATTATATACATATTTCTTGTTTCGAATGGTTACTACGTTAGAAACAGCAGATGGCTTCTTCCGTTTTATGGTAGCATTCACAAATGCTTTTGTGTCAATGTCTCGCAATGATGTAATCCGATGTCCAATGTATGAAGAGAATGATGATAGAAAATTGCTCACGAAGATGGAGTCTTTATGTTTGTCTCTATGTTTCATAAAGAGTATCATGTACAATTCTCCATAAACATCTAAGGGAATTCGCTTGCCTTTGTAAACAAAAGGGATTTTTTGATGTCTGAATTCCTGAAAGACAACCCCATCGTGTTTCATTATAATGTAAAAATTTAAAATATATTGTATACAACGATGTTAGGCTTACTAAAGTCCATTATTGCGTTACCAATTTCAGGAAGTAAAAACAAAAAAATCAGACAAGTCGGTTGCAACGCTGTGACTGATTACACGCCCCCACCGACGAAGAATGATTCCGAATGTGAGCTAGGTTCTTATTGTATTCGTGCTACCGTATATAACATGGATGGGGGTGAAATAGAGAGCACGTATCACGGATACAGTAAGAACATGGATATTATTAAAAAAACAGAAAATGCTTGCGAATATAGGAAAAATCACGGAAGCACATGTACAGAGGCGACGATCTCATTTCTCGGTGATGTAGATAACTGTCAAAACCACATCGTTTTGAAAAATAAAGATGGATCGTTTCGTGTTATTCAAGGTTAACTTTATCCAAACGTGAAGATAACCATCCGATATTTTTTATACAGTTCTTCGGTGAGAGTCAGATTTTTTTTAACCCCGTAAATGTAGCATAAACTCACTCACTTTCGACTCTTTGTGTGATAAAAATTTAACCATAGTAACCTATCGGGTGTCTCTCTAAGAGTCGCCTTGATTTTCTGTCTTCGTCCATTATTATTACTTTTTACAATGTAATCCACAGAATCCCTCATATTTAGCTTTTCTCCCACACACTTTATTAGTTGTGATCGTTATCGCTTGACAAACCGCAACTGGTACTGCTTCTTTGACTGGAACATTCTTTGCTTCTTTAGTTGGTTTGACAACTTCCGGTGCTTCCTTTTTAGTTACCATTTCTGGATGCGGTGCTTGCTGTACAAGCGCTTTGTGCTCGATGAGGATGGTATGCGGACGCGCTTCATAGACCTGCTTGTACTTCTCACGAATCTTGTTGACCATGTGTGCCATTTTAGCGTCGTATGACGTCATCTCTCGTGTTTGCCAGTCAGTTGGGTAGTTGCGCTTCATGTATTCGACCTGATGTTGTTCCATCGTAGTTATTATACTTACAACACAATCTTTCTTTAGGTGATTTATTTCTTACACATCGTATAAAGTAATCGGTTTTGGAAATACGACAACATGTAAAACATCGCATATACTAGTATCGTTGCCCCCTCCTTGTATTGCTTTTTAGAAATCGCTAATGACGCAAGGGCGAAGAGTAAAGCGGCTATGACAGTCGCAACGATCGATAGATATTTGAAATATTCACAGTGCTTCTTGGGATCCTTAAATGTGTTAAACATTATAATACTTTAGAATTTTATGAGGTGATATATTTATTACAAATTGCATAAAGTAATCTGTTTTGAAAATATGACATTATGTAAATCGCCGCGTAAACGATAATCATGGCACCCTCCTTGTATTGCTTTTTAGAAATCGCTAATGACGCAAGTGCGATGAGTAAAGCGGCTATGGATATCCCAATGATCGATAGAGTCTTGAAATATGCAAAATGCTCCCTATTAGGGTCCTCAAATGCGGTCAGCATTATATTAATCAAACATTTAAATCTATGAGTAAAGTAATATGAACCTTTCTACCCACTTATCAAATCAACGAACCTACCTCAGCATGATGCGTACAGGATTTGCCATATCTGGTGTAGCCGCCAAAACGGGTCTCCATTACGTTTCTGCGTTTGGCATGCTTCTCATGATGTATGCGCTTTTACAATATAAGACGATCGAGTTGGAAAAGTATGAAAATTCGTTTCCAGCAGGATTGTTTACGGTTGCTGCAGTTGCCACCATATACTTCCAATTTTATGTTTCAAAGAAATAAAAATTGCTAGGAGTGGGATTTGAACCCACGCGCATTGCTGCAATCGATCTTAAGTCGACCTCCTTAGACCACTCGGACATCCTAGCATTTATACATATTTTTAAAAGAGTTCTTCTTTTTAAGTATGTATACAAAAAGGATGATAATTAAACGAACTATCTATCCACGAATCAATATCCTTTATGATCGTATGTTTCACTGAATCTCTGTATATTTCATACTCTTCGATTGTTTCTTTGTCTAAAATCTTGTATATTGTCCTTATGAGTCTATCGATGTATTGGATATGAATATAACATTTTGACATTTCTTCTATATTTTTTTGTTTGTATTTTCGTTTCAAAAAGCGGTACGTATTTTTTATGTATTTGGATAATGCGGTAATGTGCTTGTGTTTCGCATGAACATTACATCTCACGTGTGCGTTTACAATTTCCTTCATCAATGTATCGACCTGAGATACAAAAATATTTCCTAACATGAGTATAATGGTAAATAAGGATGCAATTCTTAAGTTGAGTAAACAGATGATGGAGCGACGCGAGAATAAGGGGTCTCCTAACGTTATGAAGGGTAAACGATTCGAAGTGACCAAAAGGCAATATCTTGCTATGAAGGGTAATGCGCGTGAAATGGCGAAGAAGAATATGGAATTGGCTCGTCAACGTGAAATGAAAAAATTGAAGGAAGAAGTCAAGAAAATGACTATTTCCGATGCGCAGCGCGTATTGAGGCGTATGATTCGTCAATCTCGCGCTTAATCAACTTCCTCTACGGTAGGACCATTTGCAGGTTCGCCGTCTGCAGGAGGAGCGCTTTGTTTGTACAAACTGGCCAGAACCGGATTGATAATCTTTTCGATTTCCTCCTTTTTAGACTGAAGCTCTTCTTTGGAAGCCTCCTGATTGTTATCAAGCCAGTCCATCGTATCTTGATACAGCGATTCGACCATCTTTCGCGCATTCGGTGTATCATCAAGTTTGTCGTGATTCTTTGCGGTAGTCAGCAAATGCTCAATGGTGTTCTTCAGTTCCACGCGTTCCTTTACCTCTTCATCTTGCGCCTTGAACTTTTCAGCATCGTTGACCATTCGCTCGATGTCTTCCTTAGAAAGACGCCCCGAATCATTCGTGATGGTAATCTTTTGATTCTTACCCGAATTCTTGTCCTCTGCTGACACGTTGAGAATGCCATTCGCATCGATGTCAAATGACACTTCGATTTGAGGAACACCCCTGGGTGCGGGCGGGATGCCTTCAAGGGTAAATTCTCCAAGTTTGTTGTTATCCTTTGTCATCGCGCGTTCGCCCTCGAACACTTGAATAGTAACACCCGTTTGGTTATCAGCATACGTACTGAAAGTTTGGGTCTTTTTCGTAGGAATAGTCGTGTTGCGCTCAATGAGCTTGGTCATCACTCCACCGGCCGTTTCGAGACCCATACTGAGTGGTGCTACATCCAAAAGGAGAATATCGTTCACCTTTGAGTTTTTATCTTGGCCAGTCAAAATAGCCGCTTGAACAGCAGCACCATAGGCAACACATTCATCTGGATTGATCGACTTGCACAGTTCCTTTCCGTTGAAAAAGTCACTCAGCATACTTTGAATCTTTGGGATACGGGTAGAACCACCGACGAGTACGATATCGTCGATTTGTCCCTTGGACATCTTCGCGTCCTGAAGGACACGTTCAACTGGTTCCATTGTCTTACGGAAGAGATCCATGCAGAGTTCCTCGAACCTCGCACGAGTGATTGACGTGTTGAAGTCAGCACCGTCTGCGAGAGAGTCAATTTCGATGGTCGTACTCGCGGTAGAACTCAAGGTACGCTTGGCGCGTTCACACGCCGTGCGCAGACGGCGCATAGCACGCTTATTTCCAAGAATATCAATCTTCGTCTTTCTCTTGAATTCCTTCATGAAATGTTCCATCAATCTGGTGTCGAAATCTTCACCACCAAGGTGGGTATCACCAGCGGTGGCTTTGACTTCGAAAACACCGTCATCGATGGTAAGCAGGGAAACATCAAAAGTCCCCAATTGTTGTTATCGTTTGTTTTGCACACAAACTTCTGTATATTTCTATACAGTTCAGACTATATCTTACTCAAAATGTATTGTACTGTTGGCATATATATTTCATTTTTCGTTGAAAGTT